AGCAGTTCTACATCTTATACCACTTCCAGGAACATAGATGTCTAGCCCTTCAGTTCCGCAATTACCTTCGAATACTAAAGCTCCAGAATTACTTGTTCCATCGTAAAGTTTGATATTACTGTTCGCAACGCCTTCAACTTGAATATAAGTTATTCTAGCTGGTCCAATATAACCGCTAGATGCGTCTGTCGTTCTACCAAATCTACCGTCAGAAGTTCTACAAGAAAACTGTTGGTCTGATGTTGCCATATTTTTTCTCCTTAAAATTAAATGCGGGGCCGAAGCCCCACATTAATTAATTATTACGATGCAAATAAAAATGCACCAGTAGTCGCGTCAGCAGCACCGCCCATTTTTGAAGCAATGTGCCAAGTTCCTTTTTCATAACAAATAAAAGCAATCATGCTTCCAGTTGTAAAAAGGTTTGTCGCTGCGTTAGCAGGAGTGAAAGTTAATAAAGTTTCACCCGATGCTGAAGTATCAAAAGTTACTTCTGAAGAACCTCTTGACTCAATTACTGATCCAGTTGCGTAAGCATCTGTACCTGCACAGTCAAAAGAAAGTGTAGCTGTTCCACCAGTTGTATCTTTAGCTTGAGCGTAAACAACAACACTACCTTGCGTTGCCGCCGGTAATGTACATGCACACGCTGCTCCACCAGCATAATTTACAACAGAAATTGTATCTGCTGCAAGAGTTAATGTAGATGCAGTTGCTACATCTGATATTGATAAACCAGTTAAGTCAGGCATGCCTGAACTCATTCTAGTTGTTACTGCTCCAGTAGACGAATTTTTGGTTGCCACTTGGAAACCTTTTTCCGAACGTACCGGGCCGTTAAACGTTGTTGAAGCCATAATTATATCCTCCTAGTTTTGTGATCATAGTCTCTAGGCCGTCGACTATACGCGTCTATGATCTTTTTATAATTGTATAGTAAGAAAGTTATACTCCTCTTTTATATAGAGCGCAAGGGATTCTGTGATGAAGTGTTAGTTCAGGGATGTAGCGTTTTTTATTAAGTAGCTACTGAAACTTGTGGAGCCGAATTAGCAATTGCATTTTCTCTGTTTGCAACCCTAGCTTCTTCAAGCTTGATCTGGGTAATGACTTCTTTAATTTTGTCATCTATCCTGACCATATTGAGAGTGTATCTACCTTCGTTAAGGTGTTCTTGCTCCCAACTCAACTCCAAGGACTTTTTCTGCTTGTACAGGTCTTGGATCATTTATAACCTCCTCATAGGTTATCCACTTTTTACGGGTATCGTAAAATCCCGTTGTGTCCCACTTTATACTCTTTTCTCCCAATTTGTCAACTATAGATTGTTCTATAGCTTCAGCAGAATCTTCGCACTTAATATTAAATTTAGTACGGTACCCATAAGCGTATATTATAACTTGAAAGTCCTTTATCATTTTTCACCTTTATTTTAAACAAACAAAAAAGGGGCGATTTCTCGCCCCTTTTAATTTTTTACGTATACTTATTACGCACCTTCTACGCCGAAGATACCTCTAGGGTCTGATACTCCAAATGAGTATCTTTCTCTAGCTTTGTATCTTACGTTTCCAGTATCGAAGTCACCTTCCATTGCAGTTGTTAATGGAGCTCTTGTGAACATTTTCATACCGTTAGGTACGTCTGTAATGATGTAGAACGCATCTGTATCAGTTAAGTAATTGTTCACTCTATAACCTTGAGGAACCATTCCCATAGATACGATTGCATTTATATCATTGTCAGCTGTTCCAGTTCTGCCTTGAGATTTCATCAATCTCTCTGCTGTAAACTGAAGCTCTGAAGGAATAATCATTTTTACTCCTCTTGCTGCAACTTTAAGACCTCTTTCGTCAGTCATTTGACCGATGTCGATCAAAGATTGTTCTAACGAAGTTTCGTTAAGATCTGCCTGCGTTGTTAGGGTATTTTGAAAAGTACCACTTAACGTAGGGTGAGATGTGTTAAACAAGCTTACTCCATCACCTGAATCAAAACCATCAGTTGTTGGTAAACCGTTGATCAAAGGATCAACTGCTTTTACTTGTTTCGCATTACTCATAGATCTTGCTAAAGCTTTTGTATATCTAGACGCAAGTCTGTCGTACAAATTGTCCTCGATCGCTTCTTCAGTGATCGCGAACGCTAGAGCGATGGTCTCGTGAGTGTATCGAGCAGTGAAAGTCTCTTGAGCATCATCAAATGATACCCCTTGACCTTCTGGTTTTACTGCTGCGTTACCGAACCCAGATAACATAACTTCTTCTTCAAAAGCTCTGTCACTGTTTTCGTTGGTATAAATTTCAGCATGCTGATTTTCATACCTTTTGTATTCCAGGCCAAATAGTGCATTTAAACCTGGCTCTAGTTCTTTTACTAGTTGTGATCGTGATATTGCCATAATTTATTCTCCTATTGACCTATTAGCTGTCTCTACCGTTAATGAAAAGATTAGCCGCACCGTTCTGTACAACAATGATGTTGCAACCAGCTGCAGTAGCGTCCTCGTTTTGAGGGTCTTCTGCAACTCTTACGATTCTGAACATTTTAGTTTCAGCTCTCGTACCAACATCTAAAGTTGAAGTGGATTGACCATTTTTTGCATTAGTCGCGGCAAAGTCATTCATGTTTCCGACAGTACCGATCATAGCCTGTGTTACCGCTGCATCCGCTTTTACAGTGTATTCCTGTAAAGGGTCATCGTTAACAAAGCCAAAACCATCTGTACTACCAGTGTTTGGATTAGTGCCGAAAGTAGTACTCGCAGCAACTGAATTTGCAAAAGTTGGTTTGCTTGTGGTGTTATCTATGTAGAAAGCACCGTTAAACACTCCAACTAATAATGCTTCAGTAGCAGTTGTGTAATCAATACCACCTGCTCCTGTGTCATCAGTTGTGTCTATACTAGCATCTTGTAGGTACCCTTGGTCTCCAGAACCATCCTGAAGAGATGCAGGGTTTCCTTTAAAAATGCCGACTCCTAACCCGCTTTTGATTTTGTACTTCGATTGACCTTCGATTGAAGGCGTATTGCCTAATCTCATTGCCATTCTTAAGCCAAAACCAGTTGTTGACGCGTTAGCCATAGTTGTCTTCTCCTATTAGTTTTACTTACTCGATGATAGGGATTAACCCGAGAATTCCGTATTAGGATTTCTTTGTACCACCGAAGGTTACACGAGATTGCCTTTCAACATTGATTGGCATTCTCTTATCTTGCTCCTTCATGAGATCGTTTTTTACTGCTTCGCTTCTCTCTCCATGTTTTTTAGACATGTATTCAGAACGTTGCTTCGCAACCTCAACCGGTACCTTTGCAAGCAAAAGCCCACCAACTCCGACAACCCCCTTATATCGTCCTTCTTCGACAATAGGATAGTCAGAAGCATTTATGATTTCCTCGGCTCTTACTAACTCATAACCTTCTCTAATTCGTCCAGTTATATTTTTAGTGTCTTGGAAACCAACACTCTCTGCCCTAATCCATCTGTACCTGAATCCATCAGGTGCAGGGGGTGCATCTAAAGATGATGGTGGAACCCAAACCTTTGGTCTTTCAGATTTTGACCTCGATTGGTTCGCACGAGAAGTTTTGTTATCTTTTTCCATACGCTATACCTCCTTCGTGATTTTTAATTGTTTTGCGTACTCTTCGAGTGGCACACCTAATTTTTTAGCGATTGCTACCTGTGATGATGTGAGTTTCACAGTTTTTGTGCCCGGCCTAACTACTCGTCTAGCCGAAGCCACAGTTTGCGTCGGTCTAGCCGACGTATTGTTTTCTTTTATATCAAACTTATGCGGGAATTCAAGTCTTATTCTTTTATCAACTTCCGCATAATATTCGCTAGTTTTAGGGTCAAAACCTTCCTTATCCACTAGATCCTTGTGTATTTCAAATGCTGTAAAGGTCATAGCTCTATCTTGTCCGAACCATGAATTCTTTCCAGCCCACTCTTCCGCTCTAGGATCTGGGTCAGGTAGATCTTTTGGTGTTTCGTTAGGAAGTTTAACTGCATCGTCCAAACTTTGTGGTTTTTCCTCTACAATTTTATTTTCCCTCATGACATTTAACCTTGCTTCATCAATTGATAATGCAGCAATTCTTTTTTGTGCATTAACTTGAGCAGTAGCATCGCCGGACTCAATGGCTCTGGATAATTCTCCTTGTGCCATTTCCATTCCGTCTTTTACTCTTTTCTCAAATTGAGAAACATAGTCTTTATTCATTTGACCAAATTTTGAATCCAAAGATTTTCTTTTGCCTTCAACTGCTCTTGCATAATCTAAAGCGGCCTTCTCTCTCCGCTCTGCTTCACGCATTTTTCTAGTTAATTTAGCAATCCTCGATTGGACCCCTTTACTATAGGTCTCTAATTCTTCGTCCTTTGGTTTTGATCCTTCTTTTAATTCTTCTTTAGGTTCTTCTTTTACTTCTTCTTGTTTCGTTTCTACTTTTTCTACTTCTTCGTTACTTGTTTCTTGTTTCGGCGCTTCGGTTTCTACAACCGACTCGTCTTTTTTTTCAGCAATATCGACTTCGGCACCTGGGCCGGATGTATCAATATCAACTGTTTTCTTATCTGCTTCTGGCATAGTTTGCTCCTTTTCTATGATTAGTACTCATGCAAGATATCCTCTGGATTCTTGATCGTGGCTAAAACTTCGTC